GTATAATTTTCCTCTCTACGGATGAGATCGCCGGAGATACCCCGAAATGGGCGTACCTGGGCGATGTTATCGGGAGTTGGTTTTAGTTGCCATGAGTAAGGAAGCGGATAATTACATACTTGCCTATTATCAGCAGATAAAGGACGGCAGAGTGACGGTCGGCAAGTGGGTGAGGATGGTCTACGAACGAATCATCCGAGACCTCGAGGCTGGCGTGTATCAATTCGATGCAAAGAAGGCGACCAGTGTGATTACTTTCATCGAATCGAAGTGCCACCACTCCGAGGGACGGCTTGCTCCGCAGACTCTGCGCCTTGAACTTTGGCAGAAGGCTCTGCTCTCCTGCATCTTCGGTCTCGTAGACGCTGACGGCAATCGTCACTTCAGGGAAGTGTTCATCGTACTCGCACGAAAGCAGGGGAAGAGCCTTCTCGCCTCGGCGATCGTTGAGCAGATGATATACAACGATGGCGAGTACGGCGCCAAGGCGTTTTTAGTCGCCCCGAAGATGGATCAAGCCGACCTGGTCTTCTCGGCGTTTTGGCAGAGCGTGCAGCTCGACCGAGAACTGTCGCTGAAAACGAAGAGCCGGAAGAGCGACATCTATGTCGCCGAGACGAACTCCTCGGTGAAGAAGATCGCCTTCAACGCCAAAAAGAGTGACGGCTTCAACCCGACCTGCGTGGTCATGGATGAGGTCGCCGCTTTCCCACCGGAGCAAGGTCTGAAGCAATACGAGGTCATGGCTTCGGCGATGGGAGCGAGAGAGCAACCTATACTGCTCTCCATCTCCACGGCAGGCTACATCAGCGAGGGCGTGTATGACGAACTGGTGAAGCGGTCAACGCACTACCTGAACGGCGAGAGCAAGGAAACAAGGCTCTTGCCCTTCATGTACATGACGGACGACATCGCCAAGTGGAACGACATCAACGAACTACGCAAGAGCAATCCAAACCTCGGGGTCAGCGTGAGCGTGGACTACATGCTCGAGGAGATCGCCAAGGCAGAAGGGTCGCTCTCCAAGAAGCGTGAGTTCCTCGCCAAGTATTGCAATCAGAAACAGACCTCTTCAATGGCATGGCTCCCTGCCGAGGTGGTCAATAAGTGCTTCGGCAATCCTGCGAAGGTCAGCGACTTTGCCAAGACGTACTCGGTCATGGGCATCGACCTCTCGCAGACCCGAGACCTGACCGCCTGCACCACGCTGATCGAGCGAGACGGCGACCTGTATGTCGATTGCCATTTTTGGCTCCCTGGTGGAAAAATCGATGAAGCCATCATCCGAGACGGCGTGCCGTACGACATCTACATCGAGCAGGGCTTCCTGTCGCCGTCAGGCGATGCGTTCATCGACTACCGTGACTGCTACGACTATGTCATGAAACGCATCCAGGAAGACCGCATCCTGCCCTTGATGATCGCTTATGACAGATGGTCTGCTCAATACCTTGTGACCGACCTTGAACAAGCAGGTGCAAGATTAGACGATGTCTATCAGGGTGATAATTTGTGGGGCGTGATGAACGAACTCTACGCCCTGATGGAAGAAGGCAGAGTGCATGTCATCGGCAACGACAACGGCGATGACAACAATCTGCTGAAGATGCACTTCCTCGACTCGGCGGTCAAGATGAGCGTGGAGCGAGGTCGAGGCAAACTTGTGAAAGTGAATCAAGCCGTCCACATTGATGGGATGGCTTCTTTGTTAGATGCGATGGCGGTGCGGTCGAAATGGTACGACCGACTCGGCTCGCAGCTCAAAAACGAAAGAAGGTAAACATGGGACTCCTTGACGCAATCTTTCATCCTGACAAGAACAATCAGGAACAGGAAGCGATACGGAGAGCAGGCACGGTGTTCAAGACCCTGACCACCTACCGTCCGGCGTTCACAACGTGGGGCGGTGCCATCTACGAGAGCGACCTTGTCCGTGCGGCGATCGATGCAAGGGCGAGGCACATCTCGAAGTTGAAGGTGGAGACGTTCGGGTCAGCGAGACCGTCCTTGCAATCGAAACTGAAACACGCCCCGAACAGTTGGCAGACGTGGTCGCAGTTCCTTTATCGGACATCGACCATTTTGGATGTCAACACCACGGCGGTCATCTGCCCTGTTCTCGATGAGGACATGGAGACCACCGGGTACTTCCCCTTGCTTCCTGCCAAGTGCGAGATCGTGGAAAGTGGCGGTCGGCTTTGGCTTCGGTACAAGTTCCGAAGCGGTCAGGTTGGAGCCTCCCCGATGGAGGACTGCGCCATCCTGACGAAGTTCCAGTACCGCAACGACTTCTTCGGTGACGGCAATCACGCCCTGACGGACACGATGCAACTCATCCACCTGCAGGACGAAGGCATCGAGGAAGCCATCAAGAACTCGGCGACCTACCGCTTCATGGCGCAGGTCGACAACTTCGCTTTTGCGGAAGACCTCGCTGAAGAACGGAAACGCTTCAGCCGAGAAAACCTGACGGCAGAAGCGGAGAGCGAGAACGGTCTGCTCCTGTTCCCGAACACCTACAAGAACATCCAACAGATCAACGCCAAGCCCTACACGGTGGACGCTGACCAACGGAACATCATTCAGACCAACGTGCAGAACTACTTCGGTGTGAGCATGGAGGCGATGCAGAACAAGTTGGTCGGCGATTCCTGGAGTGCGTTCTATGAAGGCGCCATCGAGCCTTTCGCCATCCAGTTCTCGGAGGCGATGACGAAGGCGATGTTCACGCTTCGAGAGCAGAGCCAAGGGTCGTATGTCATGGCGACGGCGAACAGATTGCAGTACATGAGCAACTCGGACAAGCTGCAGGTCTCGGCGCAGATGGCAGACCGAGGCATCATGACCCGAAACGAAATCCGAGAGATTTGGAACTTGCCACCGCTTGAGGGTGGTGATGTTCCGACCATTCGAGGTGAATACTACCTCATTAGTGAAGACGGCAACATCGTGAAAGGCGATGAGGAAGGAGGTTCCGATGCCGATGAAGGATAACAGAGAGTACAGGTCGATGACCATGCGAGCCGCCGAGCCTATCGAGGGCGAGGAAGAACGCATGGTGGTCGAGGGCTATGCGTCCACATTCGATGACCCCTACATGCTTTGGAGCGATGATGAGGTCGAGGTGTGGGAGCAGGTCGACAAAAGAGCGTTCGAGGAGACCGACATGAGTGATGTCATCATGCAGTACAACCACGAGGGTCGGGTCTTCGCTCGCATCAGAAATAATACGCTACAAGTAGCCCCTGATGATAAGGGGCTTTTTGTTAAGGCTGACCTTGGCGGCACCGACATCGGTCGAGGCTTGTACCAGGAGATCGCCGGAGGTTACACCGACCGCATGTCGTTCGGCTTCATTGTCGGAGCAGACAGGCGAGAGGTCATCGAAGGCGAGGGTGACAAGACCAAGATGATGCGTACCATCCTTTCCGTGTCCAAGGTCTTTGACGTGAGTGCTGTGGCTATGCCGGCAAATGGCAGCACCGTCATAGAGGCATCTGTTCGTGGCTTCGAGGGAGTCATCGAAGAAGCGAGGGCGGAGCGACTCAAGATGCAGGAGATGGAACTGAAGCGTCAGCAGTTACTCGTTAAAGCAAAAGCACTCGGAGGGAACAAGTAAATGACCAAAGAGGAAATCATGGAAATGAACTCGGAGCAGGTTGAGGAGCGTAGACTTGCCATCGCCGCAGAAGTGGAGACGGCTGACTCTGAAATGCTCGAGACCCTGTCCGAGGAACTGGACGCCATCGAAGAAAGAAAGAGCGTCCTGAAAGCCGAAGCCGAGGAGAAGAAGGCAGAGATGCTCGAGGTCTTAAACGGTGAAGGCGAAGTAAGAGAAGAAACCGAAATCAAGGAGGAGAAAAAAATGGACTTCAACGAGATCAGAAAGAGTCCCGAATACCTCGATGCCTGGGTTGAGATGCAGAAGGGCAAGATGGACAAGAACGAGTTCCGTGCCTTGTTCACCACCAACGCCGACCTGGGCTCCGGCAATACTGGCACCATCGCCGTGCCGACCTATGTCGAGGAAGTTATCCACACTGCGTGGGAAAACAATGAGATCATGCGTAGAGTTCGCCGCACCTTCTACAAGGGCAACCTGAAGGTCGGATACGAAGCGAGCGCCGAAGCCGCCGTCATCCATGAGGAAGGCGCCGAGGCTATTGACGAAGAAAACCTCGTCATCGGCTTCGTGGAACTGATTCCGGCGACCGTCAAGAAGATGGTCAAGTACAGCACCGAGGTCATGGACATCAAGGGTCAGGCGTTTGTCGACTACATCTTCGATGAGATCGAATATCAGATCGTCAAGAAGGTCGTCAGCGAGATTCTGACCGCCATGTCCACCAGCACCCTGTCCGCTTCCGTTACTGCGGCGGGTGCCTCCATCGTCACGGCTGACATCGTGAACGCTGAAGGATACCTCGGCGGCGAGGCTTCCGACCCTGTACTTATCATCTCTCGCTCCAACGCTGCGGCTCTGAAAGTTGCGGCTCTGTCTGCCGGATACGGCTATGACCCCTTCGATGGTCTGCCTGTCATCTATGCCGACATGCCGACTGGCTTCGAGGCGTTCGTGGCTGACCTGTCCGGCGTTCAGGCGAACTTCCCGAACGGCGACCAGCCCACCTTCGTGTTCGATGAGTTCACGGAGGCTCCCGAAGACATCGTCCGTGTCATCGGTCGTCTGCTCGTAGCGGTTGACGTTGTCGCCCCCGGCAAGGTCGTTGCCATCGGTGAAGGCTCGGAATAATTGAGGGCTTGAGATCACTCTCTGTGAGTCCCGTGTTATTAACGGTACCCGACATCAACACCATCGCACCTATCAATTATAGTGACTTGACTGATGACGAGAAGCAAAACGGCGTGTTGCGTACTGTCGGTTTCCCGAGCGATGAAGTGTCGGCGAGTACAGAGTACACGCTGACGGCGACTCCTTCGGAAACATGGTCGATCGTTGTGCTTGACGAATATGGAGACCCGACCACCATCGGAGACCCCGGCGATCCAGTAGCGTTTGGTAGCGTTACAACGGATAGTCACGGCACGTTCGACACAGCGGAAATGGTAGTGTTGTCCGTTGAGGATACCTCCGACCCATCTTCTAAAAACATTCCGTTAATTCTAACGGTCAAATCAATAGGTTAGGTGCAACAAACAAGGAGGTCATCATGACCCTGCTCAATCTCGTAAAGATGGCGTTGCGCATCACGAGCGATGCGTATGACGCACAACTCAATATGCTCATAGCCGCCGCCGAGAAAGACCTGAAACTCGCCACAGGCATCTCCGAGGAGACGGATGACGAACTCATCCAACAGGCGATCTGCACCTACTGCATGCTCAACTTCGGCATCGTGGATGACGCAGAACGTCTCAAGAAATCCTATGACGAGCAAAAAGCGCAGCTCTCGATGGCGACAGGGTACACCGACTGGCTCGGAGGCAAGGAGGTTTAGCGATGTTTGAATCAACGTGCGACCTCATCAGCCTGGAATACATCGTGGACGGTGCAGGCAACTCCATCGCCACGGAGGAAAGCCGAACGGTCTTCTGCAAGCCCCGAAGCGTCACTCGCTCGGAGTTCTACCAAGCGGCACTCGCAGGGCTGAAGCCCTCGGTGGTGTTGGTACTCTCCCACTTCGCCGACTACGGCGATGAAAAGGTGGTCGACTTCCAGGGCAAGCGGTACACGGTGACCCGAGCCTACACCCGACCCGACATGGACTCCATTGAACTCACACTCGAGGAGCGTGATGTCAATGGCAGGTAATGTCGGCGGCGATGTGTCTGCCCAGGTCGCAGACATTCTCGAAGAGTACGAAAACGAACTCAAGGACGATGTCGATGCGGTCTTCAAGCAGGTGTCGAAGGAGACGGCGAAGATGGTGTCTGATGAATCGCCCTATAATCCCAACGGCAAGAATCCGAAAGGACATTATAAAGCCGGATGGAAGGTCAAGAAGACCAACGAGCGAGACATCAACTCCTACACCGTCTATCAGGCAAACAAGCCACAACTGACACATCTGCTTGAGAACGGATGGGTCATGCGGAACGGCAAACGCCACGAAGGCAACCCTCACATCAGCAAGGGCGAAGAGTGGGCTGAAAGCGTCATCGTTTCAAGAATCGAGGCGAAACTACCATGAGCAACATTTACGACATCATATCGGGAATCGAGATAGGCTCGGATGAGTATCTCCCGGCGAGGTACTCGCACTTCCCGAACGAAGAGGCACCGAAGCCTCCGTTCCTTGTCTATCTCGGAGCAGGTCAGGAACAGTTCGAAGCAGACGACACCATCTACTGGAAGCGCAACGTGTACACGGTGGAGTATTACTTCGAGCAGAAAAACGAAGACCTCGAGAACAAGATCGAACAGGCTCTCCTTGATGGGGGCTATCAGTACGACAAGAGCGATGATTCCTTCATCGAAAGCGAGGGTCTGTTCGTTATCTATTACACACTACAGTAAGAAAAGGAGATTCAAATGGCTGACAAAAACAAGGTCGAGTTCGGACTCTCCAACCTGTACTTCGGTACTTACACCCTGGACGAATACGGTGACCCGGTCATGGGAACGCCCTACCATCAGGCAGGCGCCGTCTCCCTGACCCTTGATGCCGAGTCGGACTCCAACGACTTCTATGCCGACAACGTGAAATACTGGAGCGGATACTCCGACAACGGTTTCACCGGAAGCATCGAGGTCGCCAAGTACGACACCGACTTCAAAACTACGTTCATGGGGTATGTGCAGCTCGATGACGGCGGCGTGGCGCAGGTCAAGGGAGCAACGCTCCCCAACACCTACATCATGTTCCAGACCGAGGGCGATGTCGAGGCACGCAGAGTCATTCTGTACAATGTGAGCCTCGGTGCCATCTCTCGGGAATACTCCACCATCGAGGACACCAAGGAGCCTGTCACGGAGTCCCTGGACATCACGGTCACAGGCGACAACGAGACCGGCATCGTCATGGCTTCGTACAGGTATCAGGACGCAGGATACGCAACTCTGTTCACGAATCCTCCGGCACCTGAACTGCCGAGCGCATAAGACAAGAAAGAGAGGGAGAGGGCTTCGGCTCTCTCCCTTGTTTCTGTATAACGAAAGGAAGCGAACATGGAAAAGGTCATCAAGATCAGCGAGGACACCGAGATCAAGGTGTCCAACAACGTCATGTGGCTCTTTAAGTACAACAATCAGTTCCACAAGGACATCTATGGAACTGCGGCACCTATCGTTAGTGCAATACTGCTCATGCTTAAAGACCTATATGCGGAATCAGGGGATGATGGGCTGACCCTCGAAACCATCAGAAACATGCCATCCGATGTGCTTGAAAACATGCTCATCGAATTATCGCAACTTGAATTAGTCGATGTTGTAAGAATATTTTGGGCGATGGCGAAAGCGGCAAACGACAACATCGCACCGCCGGACGAATGGTTTCGTCAGTTCGATGTGTTCCCTCTTGACGTGATAATTCCTGAAGTTGTCGGGATGGCGCTTCAGGGTCTCATGTCATCAAAAAACTGGACGAGCCTCCAGCAGATGTTGGGGGCAAAAACAACAACGTAGATTTAGATAGCATCATTGTGATCGGCATCAACAACGGTCTGACCATGGACGCAATTTTGAACATGACAGTAGGTCAGGTCGTTGACTTCGCTATTGAACGGTACAACATCGAACACCGAGCCGAGAAGAAAGCGGAGAAGCCGCAGAGACGGCGAGCCACGCAAGCCGACTTTGATGCTTTTTTTGGATAGGAGACAGACATGGCGACAGGAAAAGTTAAGGGCATCACCATCGAGTTCCGAGGTGAGACCACAAAACTGGATAAAGCCATCAAGGATGTCAACAAGGAGACCGCCAAACTCGACAAGGAGTTGAAGCAGGTCAACAACGCTCTGAAGTTCAATCCCGGCAACGTGGAACTGATGGCGCAGAAGCAACAGTTGCTGACGCAGAAGATCGGCGGCACCGAGGAGAAACTGAAGGCACTCCGAGAAGCACAGAAGAAGATGGACGATGACGACTCCGTTGACAAGAACTCGGAGGAGTATCGGAAACTTCAGCGAGAAATCATCACAACGGAGAGCAAACTGAAGCATTACCGCAAGGAACTTCAGCAGACGAACATCGAGGCGAACAAGATATACCGCATGGGCAAAGCCTTCCAGGATGTCGGTGGGAAAATCTCGGCGGCAGGTCAGAAGCTGCGAGGTCTGTCCACGGCGGCGGCAGCTGCCACGGTCGCCCTCGGCGGTCTGACGGTGAAGGCAGGCAGAACGGCTGACGAACTGAACACGCTCTCGAAGCAGACAGGCATCAGCACGCACGACCTGCAGATGTACGCCGCAAGCGCCGACCTGGTCGATGTTTCCGTGGAGGACATGGCGAGGGCGCATCAGAAACTTAAGAAGAGCATGACCTCTTCAAGCGCCGCCAAATACTTCAAGGAACTCGGCGTAGAAACAAGGAACGCTGACGGCTCGCTCCGTGATGCCAACGATGTCTTCGATGATACGGTCGAAGCACTCGGCAAGATGGAGAACGAGACCGAGCGAGATGCCGTGGCGATGGCTCTGATGGGTAAGAGCGCCACCAACCTCAACCCCTTGATTGAGGACGGCGGCGAGACCTACAAGAAGGTCGCCAAGATGATGGAGAAATACGGTCTCGAGCCTGTCAGTCAGGAAGACCTCGATGCCGCTAACGAGTTCAATGACGCACTCGACACCATCAAGTTCGTGTTCCTGCAGACGGCGCAGATCGTTGGCACGAAGATCGCATCGTACCTCGTGCCGAAGGTGCAGGCACTCATGCAGAAGATCGCCGAGTTCTCGAAGAAGTTCACAGGGTTAAGCGGTGAGACGCTCTCGAAACTGGCGGCGATTCTCGGTGCGGTCGCTCTGCTCTCTCCGGCTCTCGTACTGCTCGGCAAGGTCATCTCGGCGGTGGGAACTGCCATGCAGACGGCGGTGAAGATTGCAGGCGGTCTGTCAAAGGCTCTGACCTTCATGGCGGCAAATCCCATCACGCTTGTCATCGCAGGGGTCGCCGCACTCGTGGCGGCGTTCGTCATCCTGTGGAACAAGAGCGAGAAGTTCCGCAACTTCTTCTTGAACATGTGGGACAAGATAAAGACCAAGGTCAACAACTTCGTCACGGCGTTCAAACTGGCAAAGCAGACGATTGTCGACACCTGGAACAACCTTCCCGAAACGTTCAGGAAGATATGGGACAGAATCGGCACAGGTCTGAAGAATCTCGGCTCGAAGATCGGCAACGCCGTGACAGGTGCCATCAAAAGCGGCATCAACGGCGTGATCGCTACTGTGGAGCGAGTCATCAACGGAGCCATCAACCTCATCAACAAGGCGATCAGACTTGCCAACAAACTGCCCGGAGTCAATGTCGGCGAGGTCGGACAGGTCAGCCTTCCACGGCTCGCCAAAGGCGGCATCGTGGACTCGGCGACCCTGGCGCTCATCGGCGAGGGTCGGTCTTCCGAGGCGGTCATTCCCCTCGACCAACTTTGGAAACGCATGGATAGAATGACGCAGGTGATGGCAGGAAGCGGTGAGGGCATCACGGTCAACGTCTACGGCGCAAGCGGTCAGAGCGTGACCGACCTTGCTCGAGAGGTCGAGCGTGCCATCATCAACGCACAGAAAAGGAGGACAATGGCATGGGCGTAGCACCTACCGGACAGATTTTCAAGGGCTTCACCTTTGACGGCGAGTCCTCGAAGGACTACGGCATCTACATCACAGGCTCGGCTGTCTACAATGCGCCTGTCCGTGACGTGGACATGATAACGATACCAGGAAGAAACGGAGCCTTTGCCCTCGACAAGGGACGCTTCGAGAACATCGAGGTCACCTATCCTGCAGGCATCTACGCACAGACGGAGAGCGACTTTGCGCAGGGCATCAGCGACTTCCGCAACTTCCTCGCCTCACGTCAGGGGTATGTCGAGTTATCTGACGACTACAACACAGGCGAGTATCGCTTGGCGGTCTACAAAAGCGGACTCGATGTCAGCCCCGAGCAGTTAAGGGCAGGGGAGTTCGAGATCGTCTTCGAGTGCAAACCGCAGAGATTCCTGACAAGTGGCGAGACGGAGGAAACGGTCGCCAACAACGGCACGCTTGATAACCCGACACTCTTTGACGCTCACCCGATGCTCGAAGTGTGGGGAAGCGGCACGGTGTCCTTCGCAGGGCAGAGCGTGACGGTCAACGGTACCGAGCCTATTGGGCAGGTATTGCTTGCCGGATTCAATTCTGTTTCAGGAACACAGGTTTTCGATGAGGGGCTTGTCAACAACGGTGATACAATCACCGCAACTGACTTTTCGAGGACGCTGAACTTTTCTATGCGATCCGGCATAAACAAGACTATAGACAATGTGACGCTTGGGGCGTGGAGTGGGCAACTATCCAACCCGGACGCATCTGTTAGTGTCGTCTCCGGCACGAGTCTCGATGTTGTCTTTGATGTTAGAAACGAGGACTTTACTGCCGGGTCTTATACGTTCAGGCAATCGAGTGCCGCCTTGACTGTAACTTATACAGACAGCACGTCATCAACCATTTCGGTCTTTGTAAATATCAATTACACAGGCGGAAAACTTGCTTTCTCGTCGGGTACAAGTAGCGCCCCCGATTTCATTTATGCGTATGGTGCCGTATTAAGTGGTGAGGTATACGGTGATTCGACTTTGCTGACCGCAGGCTCGCCTTGCTACATCGACCTCGACATCGGCGAGGCGTACAAGGAAGTGAGTGGGTCTTACGTCAGCCTCAACAACACGGTGGAGATCGGCGGCGACCTGCCTGTCCTGCCTCCCGGGACTACGACATTCACATACCCGAACACCGTGACGCAGCTCAAGGTCATCCCAAGGTGGTGGAAAGTATGATACCTATCCTTTACGACAAAAGCGAGACCGCCTTCACGAGCAACGGCTTGGGACGGCTTCGTGATTGCGTTTCATGCGTGGTCACCGAGGAACGCAACGGCATCTACGAGTGCGACTTCGAGTACCCTGTGGACGGCGCCAACTTCGACCTCATTCAATGCGGAAGGGTCATCGCCGTGGAGCATGACGACACAGGCGACCTGCAACCCTTCGACATCGTATCCTACTCGAAGCCCATAGACGGCATCGTGACGTTCCATTGTACGCACATCTCGTATCGGCTCTCGGGTCAGACGGTGTGGGCTTCGTCCATCAATAGCCTGTCCTCGGCTCTGACGCTTTTCGGCAACGTAACAGGCACGCCGTTCACCTACTCGGCTGACTTCACGTCCGCCAACTACATGGCGGCGGCAGACGGTGTCCCTCGGACGGTCAGGCAGATGCTCGGCGGCATCGATGGGTCGGTGCTTGACTCCTACGGTGGTGAGTACGAATGGAACAAGTTCCAGGTCATCCTCCACAGAAACAGAGGACAGGCGAGGGACTTCACCATCCGCTACGGTGTCAACCTGCTCGACTACCAAGAAGACACCGACTATCAAGGCACCTATTCCTCCTGCATTCCGTACTGGGTCGGCAGTAACGACCAAGGTCAGCAGGTGGTCGTTCGTGGCTCTCGGGTCAACTCGGGTCTGCCTACGGCATCAGGACGCAACGACTGTGTCCCACTCGACCTGACGGAGAAGTTCGAGACCAAGCCCACGGCGGCGCAGCTTCAGACGCTCGCCGCTACGATCATGACGGCGCAACAGGTCAACCTGCCTGCACAGACCATCAACGTGGACTTCGTCCGGCTCCAGGACATGAGCGAGTACGCAGGCTTCGCTCCGCTTCTTCAATGCCGTCTGTGCGACACCATCAAGGTCGAGTTCCCTGCGTACGGTCTCTCGGGTCGCTTCAAGATCGTCAAGACGGTGTGGAACGTGCTGACGGAACGCTTCGATGAGATGCAACTGGGGAGCCTGTCGACCACGTTGGCACAGGCACTCGGCATCGAGCAGGGGTCTCCCGAGAAATACAACACCATCACCAACCTGTCCATGAGTGGCGACCTGACGGTCGGCGGTGACGCTTCGGTGGTCGGCACGCTGACCCTCGGTGGTCATGCAGGCCCCATCGGAGAACTCGCAGGCGACACGACCGCCAAGACGCTGACGAGCGTGACCGCTTCGACATCATGGCAACAGGTGTCGAGTGCGTCCCTCACGGCAGGTCGTTGGCTCATCAAGGGGTGGGCATCATTCAACGGAAGCACGGCAGGCGTGCGTTACATCTACATCACGACATCATCATCGCCAAGTGATAGCACGGTCGCCGCCATCGGCAACTTCTCGTCCTACATGGGAGCAAGCGCCCACGGACTTGTGAGTGGCTTCTACATCGCCGATGTAGCATCGACAACTACCTATCGCCTGTACGTTAAGACCACGGCAGGCTCGCCTGCGGTGCCTTACTGCCAACTGGAAGCAATCCGCATCAGATAATCATGAGCAAGGTTTTCGGTCATCAATGCCAACACTACCGCATCCGCTTCGGTAAATCCGAGCGTCCCAACGGCGCCTACATCTACACCGAGGACTTGGAGCAACGCATCATCCCCTACATCGACACCGACAGGATATGGGTGACGTACAACATGATGGACGTGCGATTCCACCACGCCATCGTCATCGTCCACAACAACCTCGGCGCCGACAGGTACACATGGCTCCATAAATGCGATGACCTCATCCTCGTGTGCGGTGTGCCGGAGACCTGCGACATCATGAAGGTCTACGGCGAGACATTGTACTTGCCACTCTCGGTCAATGTCGCCGAGATCGAAAAGCACAGGAAGCCCAAGACCAAAAAGGTCTGCTACGCAGGGAGACGCACGAAGATGGAGTTCTCCGAGGTCGACCTGTCCCATGTTCCGCACCTGTACGGCATGGAGCATGACCGATTCCTGGACAACCTCGCCGAGTATGAGGAAGTGTATGCGGTGGGCATCGCCGCCATCGAAGCGAAGGTACTCGGCTGCAAGGTGCTACCCTTTGACAGACGATTCCCTGACCCTGACAGGTGGCAGGTGATGGACAACTCCGAGGCGATACCTATCCTGCAACAGAAACTGGATGAGATTGAAAGAAGGCTGAACGAATGAAAATCAACAAGAAGATCAGCAACTACAACTCCGAGAGCAGGCAGGGGTGGAAGGTGAAGTACATCGTTATCCACTACGTTGGCGCCGTCAGCACGGCGAAGAACAACGCCGACTACTTCTACAACACCAACACCTTGCTGACCGCCTACGGAGGAGCCTCGGCTCATTTTTTCGTGGATGAGTCGAGCGTGTGGCAGAGCGTGGACACCGACAGGGCGGCATGGCATTGTGGTGGGCCTCTCCAGGGGCCGAACGGACACACGTTCTTCTCCTACTGCACCAACCTCAACTCCATCGGCATCGAGATGTGCGTGGTCAAGCGACAGGGCAGGTACTACATCAAGAAGGAAACGGTCGACAATACGGCGTGGCTCGTGCAGAAACTGATGAAGCAGTTCAACGTGCCGAAGGAACACGTCATCCGTCATTTTGACGTGACAGGCAAAGAGTGTCCCGATGCCTATCCCGAGTACGAGCCGAACGACTGGCTCCTGTCCACGGCGGCGTGGGAGCGTTTCCGAAACCGCCTGACAGGGACGGACATCCCCTCGAAGATCACGCTGACCGGAGCGAACTACCCCGAGGAATTGAGGCGTGGTCAACGCTTCGTCATCAAGGGCAAGGTCAAGAGCGCCGTCAAGCTGCGGTGCGTCACGGTCGTTGTAGAGCGTGAGACCACAGGCAAGGACATCGAGTTCTGCACCAAGAAGTGGTACACGTCCGCAAAGACCTTCGACCTCGCCAAACTCGACCCCTACATCTCGTTCAGGAAGTTGTCGGTCGGCAACTACCGATACAAGGTGAAAGCCGAGGACATCAACGGCACCAAGGTCACCTTACTCCGGCGACCATTCAAAGTGAAGAAAGGTTAGGAGAGAAACATGAGCGACATCGTAGTGGTAGCAATCTTAAGCCTATGCGGTACCCTGTTCGGAAGCCTCGCAGGAATCATGACCGCCAACAAACTGACCACCTTCCGCATCGAAGCACTCGAGAAGAAGGTCGAGAAGCACAACAACCTCCTCGAGAGAGTAGCCATCATCGAGCGTGACGATCAGACACAATGGAAACGCATTGACGAACTGCGAGCTGAACTTGAGGAATATAGAAAGGAGGTCTCCTGATGTACTATCCCATCAAGAAAGAGACCATCATCAGGACTATTGTCCTGTTTTTAGCGATTCTCAACAACGTTCTCTCCCTCCTGGGGAAGAATCCCTTGCCCTATGAGAGCGAGGAAATCGAGAACGCCGTCACCATCATCGTCACCGTCATCGCTACGCTTTGGGCGTGGTGGAAGAACAACTCCTTCACGCTCCCTGCGAGGATGGGCGATGAGGAGATGAACAGACAGAGAATCAAGCGGAGACTCTACAAGAAGGGAGGAGACCTCAATGTATAAAGGCACGACCCCAACTTTCACCCTGACCCTGCCGAACGATGTCGACCTGACCATCGCCGACAACATCTACGTCACGTTCGAGAAGGGCAAGAAGGAACTGCGGAAGACCGGCGCCGACCTCGTTGTCACCACCAACGTCATCGAGGTCTACCTGACACAGGAAGAGACCTTGTCATTCCCCTCGGGTGATGTCGCCCTGCAGGTGAACTGGACGTACACACAGGGCGGAGTCAAAAAGAGAGCCGCCACGGAGATCGTCAAGGTCAACATGAGAACGAATCTCGAGGATAAAGTTCTCGAGTAGGAGGCGAACATGAACACCATCCCTGTATCGCTGACGGTGAGCAAGACCGACTACGCTCTCAAGGTCAGCGTGGATGAGACGAACATCGCCCTAACGGTGGATGCCGCCGTTCAAATCATAGACGGCGAACACTACACAGGCGACTACACGGTCACCCCGACATCCTACACGCAGACCCTGCCGACCGCAGGGCTTGTCATGGAGCAGGACGTGACCATCGACCCCATCCCATCGAACTACGGACTCATCACCTGGAATGGGTCTTTTTTGACGGTATCATAGGAGGATAAAATGGCACAGAACGTCATCATCAACGGCGTGCAGTATAACGATGTACCCTCGGTGCAGATTCCGAAGGTACCGTCCGGCACCGCCACATTCACAGACACGAGCGATGCCACGCTTGATAGTGGCAACAAGATGCTCTCGGGCAACACCGCCTACGCAGGCGGCACGCTCTACACAGGCACCATCGCCACGAAGACCTCGAGCGACCTGACCGCAAGCGGTGCGACCGTCACGGCACCTGCAGGCTACTACGCCACGAACGCCACCAAGACCATCGGAAGTGGCTCTGCCACGGCACCCGGCACCATCTCCGGCACGAGTGCGAGCGTGTCCACAGGCACCAACGTGCTGACGCTCACGAAGACGGTCAGCGTCACGCCCTCGGTCAGCGCAGGCTATATCGCAAGCGGAACGGCAGGGAACAGTTCTGTCTCGCTCTCGGCGACCGTGACCACCAAGGCGGCGGCGACCATCACGCCTTCGACCAGTAGTCAGACCATCGCAAGCGGAACGTACCTCACAGGGACGCAGACGATCTCCGGCGATGCCAACCTCGTGTCAGGGAACATCAAGAGTGGCGTGTCCATCTTCGGGGTGTCGGGGTCTCTCACGGCGGCGACCATCTCCCAGGACGGCGTGACCAAGATTCTCTCCATCTCGTAGGGAGGTGAGGGCATGGCACAGAACATCACCTTGCAGGGTGCGACCTATTCCGCAGTTCCTGCGGTCGACTTGCCGAAGCAGGGCGGAGGGACGGCACGCTTCACCGATGTCACACCGACCACGGCGGCAGCTGCGGACGTGGCTTCGGGGAAAATCTTCTTCGCCTCGGACGGCACACAGACCACAGGCACGGCATCGGGCGGCGGTGGAGGAGGGCTGACGCTCCTCGCCACCTACAACTTCGGCTCGTTCTCGGGGTCATCGACCTCGGCGACCGATACAGGAAAGAGCATGACCCTCACAGGGTATGGCGACTATGATGTCCTCGTGGTCGACACCTCGGTCAATACGCTCACCAACGGACGGCACACGTCCACGGTCGGCATGGTCTACGTCACAGGCACCTCGAACGTGACCACCAAGAACACCTACGCCGTAGGCGGTAACAAGTGGAATTCAAAGTTGTCGAGTAGTGGCACAGGTAGCACGAGGCAAAGCACAACGGCGTACGGCATCTACCCATACGCCGCCACGGTCTCCGGCTCGACCATGACGATCACATTCTACTACCGCTACAACTCCAACAACACAGGCACCATCAACGGCACCTACACCACAAGGGTCTACGGTCTGAAACTGTACGACCTCATCGGTGGATAATAGCATGGACGCAGGCAACGCTTCCTCCTGCTTCATGAGACCCTCGGGGACTTCCTCGGGGGTCTTTTTTTCGTGTTCTCATAGAGCGATAGGGTGGTATCATATATCCTCGACCACTAAAAAAACGCCTTAAATCAAAAATTAGAGCCTCGTTTTTTCTGCGATGTGGCTGAAAATTGATGCTTGCAAAACGTGTTATACTTTTGTATAATCAAGTAGGAGGCAGGCAGTTGCCTCCGTGTTCCAAAGGGTCAAGTATTCCTAAAATCATAATTTTGCGGATTCTATAGCACCTCTTTGGAACACAATAGAAGTTCCAAGGAGGTGTTTTTTAATGAAGAAAGAGGAGAGAGAGGTCGCCATCATCGCAAGCGGTGAAACGGTCGAAGAGTTCGAGCGTGCGGTCAACGAGGCTCTTCAGAAAGGGGCAAGCCTACAAGCGTTAGACTTGCCGACTTTGCGTGCGTGGCTGAAGGTCATCGAGGTCACCTACACGCCGGAGAGCCTGCGAGATCAGTACGCCCTGAAAGGCATCACGCCGAAGTGCGGCGATTGTCCGTACTACAAGGAGCCGACAGACCATCGGCTGCGTTACGGCAGTTGCTCGATGTACGCCAAGACCGACCCGAGAGACGATGCGTGCGAGCCATTCTTCAAGTGGCTCGACCTGGGGGAGGTGAAACTGAATGACGTATAGCAAGTTCCTCGAGTGGCGAGCCGAGGTCGAGAAGGCACGCACCCTGCAGGAGATGACCCTCAAGGACATCGCCGAGAGCGTGAACTACAACTACTCCTACGTTCAGCAGGTGCTGAAGGGAAAAGTGGTAGGTCAGCCGTGCGTGGATGCCGTGAGCGATCTTCTCGGCATCGAGTCCTTCATCTACCCGAAGCCTGCCTACAAGGTGAGGTGGGAAGAATGATTGCGGAGATCACCATCGCCCTGATAATGGCGACCACGCCGATGATGGCGGACGACTACACGAGCGACTCCCAGGTGGGCTACATGGACGGACAGACGCAGACCGTATGGGTCACGGAATACTGCCCGGCATGCAATAGCCCTGCAGGCCACGGCTCGGCGACAGGGAAGTATCTGACGGACGGCGATTGCGCCTGCGGATGGCTCCCGATGGGGTCGGTGGTCGTGATTGACGGCAAGGAGTACACGGTGGTCGATGTCTGTGGCACGGATGCCATTGACATCTTCGTGGACGATGACTCCGGAGTGTGCGTGTGCGACAGAAGCGAAGAAGTGGAGGCGGTCATCCTACCGCCGAGAGAATGAGAGGTACCGAGATGGAAATGACGATTGCGAGCGTATTGTGGGAAGTTCTGTTTATCATCCCGATCGCCTTGGCGGTATGGGAAGCGGTGAAAGGAGAGAGATAGATGCAAAAGATCACACAGGAGCAGAGGCTCCTTGACTACCTGAAAGCCAACGGTTACATCACGAGAATGGATGCCCCGAAGATCGGCGTGGCAAACCTGACGGCGGTGGTCAGCAACCTCCGCAAGAAGGGCATCGAAGTTCGGTGCGAGTCCAGGAGAAGCGAGTCCGGCGCCATCTACGGCGCCTGGTACTTGGAGGCGTGATGATGGTCAAGATATGGAAGTGCTACGATTGCGGCGCCGAGTTCCTCTATCCACGGCTCGAGGAGCGTGTGGAGATACACGGCGAGGTGGACACGGTGCGAGACGAACACTACACCGTGCAGCTCTGCCCCGAGTGCGGAAGCGATGACCTTTTGGAGGACTTCGCCTGCTCCGCTTGCGAGGAGAGGAAGCGTCACGGTGCGAGCGAGTATTGCATCGAGTGCATGCAGAAGATCGACAACGTGATGGACACGGCGCTCGCAGACCTCATCAAACTGTTCGAGTGCGACAAGGATGAGGCTTTGAACATGATATGGGATTATCACGAAAGGATGTACTAAATGAACGTAGGAGTGACATGGGAGGACATCGTCCGTGCGAATGAGTCCATACAGACCACGGACATCAAGGGGAAGGAGTACGCAGAAGTGCCACAGAGGATAAAGGCGTTTCGGATGCTCTACCCTGAAGGGACGATCAGCACGGAGGTGCTGAAACTGGAGGGCGGCGTGTGCGTCATCCGAGCGACCGTCAAGGACTTCGATGTGGTGCTTGGCACAGGCACGGCAGAGGAAAAGGAAGGCTCGACCTTCATCAACAAGACCTCATATGTGGAGAACTGCGAGACCTCTGCGGTCGGGCGTGCGCTCGGCATGGCAGGCTTCGGCATCGATACGAGCGTGGCATCTGCCGAGGAAGTGCAGACCGCCATCACGAATCAGGAACTCTTGAAGACGATCACGAAGACGCAAGCGAAGAATCTGCAGGGCTTGGCGCAGCTCAAGGGCAAGACCGACACGGAAGTGTTCGAGCATTTTGGGATTGATCGGTACGGCGAGATGACCACAAGGCAGTACGCCGAGGCGGTCATGTGGCTCGACCCGCAGGAGTAGGAGGTCGGCGATGAGTACAAAATATTGGGCTTACAACGACATGGTCAACGATAGCGAGTGCCACCCAGGAGGGTGCGACTACTGTTGGCTCTCGGAGCGTTGCGAAGCCGAGCGAGAAGCGGAACTTGAGGAAGAGAAGGCAGGTGATGCCGAGTGAAAGAAAAGAAACTCACACGAGCCGAGTGGGAGTGGGAAGAACAACGTAAGAAGGAAATCGAGGCAGAAATAGAGGAATGGAGAACAAACTCGGAAATCGTTGATGCTTTCCACAACTTTGCAAAGTATGCACAAGTGGTGACGATGAATAAAGAGCATGAGGTTCTCTACTATGATGGGACTTTTGCAGCCTTGGGAAGACTCATGAGAGCGTTGGTAGGGAAGGCAGGTGATGCCAAGTGATTAAAGCAGAAGTACCAAAGAACTTCCACGACCCTATGCAAGAAAGCCCTCGGTGTGAGGGCATTAACAGAGCAGACCTGCTCAAATCGGTGGAGCAGGTCATCAGGAGTGGCGGCGGTGTCCTCGACATTTACGACCTCATCAAGTGGTACGGAAAGGAGTAGAACATGGAGAAGACGGTGAAAGGTGTATTCATGAAGGACGGCAGGGTCTACATCCGAGACCTTACCGTCCAGTATCAGGCAGACAAGTTCGGCGAGTACCTCACCATCGGAGACGGTGTCGAGGGCTTCTCGGTCGAGTTCGACAAGGTCATGGAAGTGGTCAGACAGGGGCGTGGTGAGAATGGCTGAAAGAAGGATGCTCTCGCAGAAGATCACAGAGAGCGATGCCTTCCTGGACTTGCCACTCGCATCCCAAGCGCTATACCTGCACATCTGCATGAGCGCAGACGATGACGGCTTCATCGCCAACGCCAAGACAATCTGCCGAATGATCGGAGCCACGCAGGACGACCTGAACGCTCTCATCGAAGCACGGTTTCTGCTGACCTTCGAGGACGGCGTGATGTGCGTCAAGCATTGGCGGATAAACAATCAGATACGCAAAGACCGGCATCAGGTGACGGCGTATCGGGAGTACGCAGAGAGGCTCGGCATCAAGGCGAACGGTGCCTACACCATGGACAAGGAGCAGGCGCAGCTTGCATGGTCGCCGTTGGTGTGATGGCTTGGTTGCCAAGTGGTTGCCATTTGGTTGCCAACTGGTTGCCAAGTGGTTGCCAAACGGTTGCCAAGTGGTTGCCGTAGTATAGTATAGTCTAGGATAGTATAGTCTAGGATAGTATAGGTTAGTATAGTCTAGGTTAGTATAGGATAGTATAGGAGAGGGAAATCGGCGAGTTATCCACAGACTTATCCACAGGGTAACGGTCGAGAGCGAGACGCAAGCGCTCTCTCCCTTAAAGGAGGAAACATGGACGTAACGGTCAAAGGAAAAGCGAAGATATTCCGAAACGAACGGCAGAGCAGAAACGGCACCTATGTGAACTACGCCACGAGCCTGTCACGGAAGAACAAGGACGGCGCCTGGGAGAACGCATCCATCGAGGTGAGATTCCGGCGAGGGTACGAGCCTGTGTTCCGTGACACCAACGTGGACATCGAGATCGTTGACGGATTCCTGACGTTTCGGAAGTACAAGACGCAGGACGACAAGGAACACGCCGTGTTCTACATCATGATCATGGAGTACACGCAGGGCGCAGCTTCTGACGGCTACTATCAGATGAACGAGGACGACCTCGATGACATTCCGTGGTGACGATCATGACGAACTCAAGACGCAAAGGCAAGGACGGCGAACTGGAACTGGCACGCATCCTGCGTGACTATGGATATGACGCTCGGAGGGGACAACAGTATTCCGGCGCCAACGGTGACGCAGACGTGGTCGGTCTTCCAGGAATCCACATCGAGGTGAAGAGGTACGAAGTGATGCAACCTGGCGACCTGCTCAAAGCCGACAGGCAAGCAAGACGTGACGCTGACTCATCGGAACTGCCTGTGGTTTTTTACAGGGAAGACAGAAAGAAGTGGAACGTCCATCTGTCTGTTGAATCGCTCGCAACTATCGTGAGCATCATGGAAGATGATATCGACCTGGACATGAGGTATGTGACGCTCACACTCGATGACTTCATGCAACTCTACGAGGGAGCGAGAAAGGATTAGGTCATGAGGGACTACTGCCCGAAGATCAGCGGAATGCCAAGCGACCTATGGAGACGGACGGTCAACCTGGTCAGGGGATATGACCGCATTAAGGACGACTTGCAATTCCTGATAGAGATGAGTCCCGAGATGGATGGTCAGCCGCATGGAAGCGGAACAAGTGACCCTACAGGAAGCATCGTAGTTGCGAGGGAACACCTACGCAGGGAACTCGATGCGATCGAAGACGCAAAGAAGATGATACCGCCGGAACTGACGGATGCCGTGTTCCTTTCATTCAAGGATGGCAGGGCATTGTATACGTTCGGACTCTACGAAGACCCGAAGCGACTCACTCGGGAGCGAGCGAAGTTTATCAAGCGTGTCGCCGTCAACATGGGGTGGTGGTTTCATGGGTACGGAGGGAGCGATATATGATTGACACCGAAAGAACTGGCAAACGGATAAAACAGATGCGGAAGGAAGTTCTGCATATGACGCAGGCGCAGCTTGCCAAGGAACTGTGGCTCTCGACCGTCAGCGTCAGCAAGTGGGAGCGAGGCATCGTGATGCCGTCCCTGGACAATGTGATGGAACTGGCGAAACTGTTCGATGTTCCGGTCGAGGCGTTCGTCATCTATGACTCACCTGAAAAACGGTGAATCGGGGAAAGAAAACGGCGTTATAATTATAGCGTGAGAAAGCATCGGAAATAGCGTCTCTCCATCTTTCCATCATGTTCTTCCACAATGGGTACTCCTTTGGAACTTGCAAACAGTTCTACCCGAAGAAGCGATCGGCAACGGTCGCTTTTTTGGTGCAGGTGATGACAATGGCACAGGACTTCGCTCGGTCGTTCTATGATTCTCCGGCATGGAGATCAACAAGGGAATCGTATAAGAAGTACCGCCGAGGTCTGTGCGAGGATTGCTTAAAGCGTGGAATCATCACGGCAGGGACAGAGGTGCATCACATCAAGCCACTCACGCCGCAAAACATCACGGACGTGGACGTGGCGTTATCCTTCGACAATTTGGCTTTGCTCTGTCACGCTTGCCACACGGAGCGACATGCCACGATGGATAAAAGACACAGGGCAGGCAGAAAAAAGGCGCAGAGGCGGTATTTTGTCGATTCTAGGGGTATCGTAGCCCCCCTATGTGAGGATGACGTGTAACGCCAGGACAC